TGATAAGTAACGGGTGTATAATAAAAATAACCTGCTCTATATGGTTTAATACATAATATTTCTATTGCATTATTACCACTACCAAAAGCTGGTATTCTTGTTAGTTTATCTCTATTAGTATATTTACTCCAATCGTGAAAATAATAATATCCTTTTATATCACCTTTTTTATCTGCTTTTTCGGCTCTAAGTGTTTGTACTGGAAAATGCTCTACTTTAACTATTTTACTTCTATCTACATTGTAATATACTTGTAAAGTAGCTTGTCCTAATAAGTAAAAGTCAGAACATATCTTTTTTAAATCTTCTTTATTAAATAATGTAACTGCTTCTGCATATTCCATCGGTTTTTTATCGCTATTAGTTGCGCTTAAACCTTTACCGTATATCATTTCAGTTATACCATTAATAATTGCGTTATTAGTTGGACTACCTTGATATTGGTCTATTAGATATTGATAATAGTTATTATCTTCACCGTAAGAAACAAAATCTTTATTCTTTTGCTCCGTTATCTTTGGTGCTGTATATGTATTTAAATTTACTACTCTAATATTACTCATTAGCTTATTATTATATAATCATCATCAGGATAATTAGTTGTTTGTGTGTATTGTCCGCTATTAATTGTATAATAGTCATTGTCAGCTTGATTTATAGTTTGATCAGTACAAAATACCTTATCTAAATAAATACTTTTTTCAGAAGTTGTTATACTTTCCCAGTTATCGGTTGCTGCTTCCCATATTACATTGTAAGTGTTCCATAGCGCACCTACACCTTGTAATATTTTTAAATCATAAAATCTACCTTCTACTAAACTAAATGTAGTAGATATAGATGCATTATCATTATTTCTTGTTAATGTAACGTTTTCAGTTCTTGTTGTTGTGTTAGTACTAGTATCTCTAATCGATACAATAACCTGTGACGGATATGTTCTCGGTGCGAAAGTTAAAGTTTGCGCTGAAGTACTAGTTGTTAAAATCTTCATACATATATAATAAAAAAAAAAATATTTTTTATATAATAAAAAAGGGAAGTTAAAAACTCCCCTTTAAAAACACACAAAAACAAAAAACTTTTATGAAGTTGGATTAATTTGTGTTCCACTTGCTAACGCAGTAACTACCGTTCCTGTTACGAATAACGGAGGTATTACTTCTGTAGCTGTGAACGTTAAAGTAAATCCACTTAAATCAGAATATGCTGCACCACTAACGATAGTACCTGCTGTTACTTCAGCACCTTGGTGGAAACCTACCATTAGATAATTAGCGTCTACTGTATCTGGATCCATTGTACCCGATTGTACTGCATTGTTGTCTTTTACTACAACGTGTGGTCTTGCTGCTGCTAGAATTTTAATTTCTTCTTGAGTTGCCACATCTAAATGTGTAAATGTTAACTCTAAAGTTGTTTCATATACCGTAGTACCTGTATCTCTAGAACTAATGATGTTTGTTGTTAATGAACTAGTAGCACCTTTTAAATCGTATTCAAAAAAAGCTGGTGTTCCTGATAAAGCAGAAATATTACCTGCAGAGATTGTTGCTGTACCTAATGTACCATAATCTGCAAAATATACTTTACTTAATCCACCTACCGATTCTTTACAAGGTAACTGCCTTCCTGTTGTTAATGCACAAGCCATAATTTATTTTATTTTAAAAAAAAAGGTAGGTAGTATAATGCCACCTACCCTTTTTAAGTTATACTATTATTTTAATTACGCTGTAGCGTATAATACAATATCACCACCGATTGCGTGCTGAATACCTGCTGTAAATCTCATTACTACTCTTACGTTTTGAGATCCATCTAAATCTGCCATATCAATTACTTTTACGAGATTTTGATCTGACATAAGTCCAGTTCCGAAAAACAGGTTACTCGCTTGTGCTGCAACTGCATCGTTATCTGATAAACCAGGAGCGTTTACTACCTTAATTCCATCAAATGATAATGCATTACCGTTGTTATACCATTGAGTACCTTGAGCGTTTGTACCTGCTGCACCTAAACCTGCTGCACCAAATCCACCTAAAGCTCTAATATAGTTTCTGTACATATTAGATGGTAAGTAGATATTTAAATCTTCTGCACCATATACTGCTGTAGGAATAGCGTCAGCTATTTTTCCAAGTTCTGCTATTACGTTTGCAGACGTAGATGCTGTACCTGTTACATCGTTTACGTCACCATCAGCACCTAAAGTTGTGATAAACCCATCAAACTCACCTGCTGTTGCATTAGTACCTGTCCAAATGTTTTGTTCCATTTTTTGAGCTACTTTATCTGCTACGTGAGCAATTAAAAAGTCAGAAAACTTAGGAGGTAGGTTATCAAATGCAGAATATCCCATTGATACTGCTTCCCAATCTGATCTGAAATCTTTTTTACATAATTCTAAGTTTACCTGAAATTCTTCTGGTTGTAAGATTCTTTCAGTTAAAGTTAGTGTTGAAGTATCTGTAAAGTCACAAGTACCATCTTTTACGATACCATCTGTTGCGACTTTTTTCATTACTTGTTTAAATTTTACATTAGGTACAATAGATATGTTACCTTCTGCTAACGTTTTACCTGATAATAGAGCAGCTGAAATATACTTTCCTGCAAATTCACCAGCATACGTTGTTGTTATTGAAGTTGTTGTTGCCATTATTTAATTAATTATTGTTAGAAATTGCTTGTAATACTCTACCATAGGTAGTGTTTTGATTTGAGTTAACTGCAAACTTTGCACCTAGTTTTTCTTCAATGTTTTCAGGTGAATGTTTGATGCCTTCTGCCGCAGGTTGAGATAATTCTTCTTGTTGCTGTGACATTTCCTCTTTTTCCTTATCGCCTGATATAGCATCGATAAGTCCTTTGATTTGCTCTTTTACTTCTTCAACAGATTCTGCTAAAGCTGTAAGTTCCTCTTTAGTAGCGTAACCCATTTCAGATTTTTCTTCTTCCTGAACTGGCGCTTCTTCAAGGTTAGTATCTTCTACTGCTGCTGCAGTTTCGTCTACTACTTCTTCTGAATTTTTGATATCTTCTATCATACCTTCTGTTTTAACGATTAATATTCTATTGTCCGAAAGTTCGTACTCACCAATAGGTAAGGGAACATTCTGATCCTCTGTTTTAATAAACACTTCGCTACCCGATTCAAATTTAGAAGCAGTTAGCACAGTACCGTTCTCCAGAGTTATTTCTTCTAAAGAAATTTGTTCTAATTTAACGTCTACATTATTAGGATCAACACCTAATAAAGTTTTGACCTTTGATAATATCTCTGTAGCATTCATAACTATATAATGAATACACGATATTTTTTTACATTTTGTATTAGAGAAATTTTAAATACGCCCTATTCCTTGCGCTTCTAATGAACCATCACAGCATTTACGACTATAAGTGTTGTCTGGACACAAACAAGCCCTTCTAGCACCTTTAGGTGACGTTCTACTAGGTGTTTTATAATGTTTATCTTTCTTTGGCATTATTTACAAATACAATATTCGCAGTTACACATATTTATCTTTTTATAGGTACACAGTTAGGTACTTTTCTTCCATTCTTCATTTTAGTACCAATCATTTCGTAACCTGATTGACAAGGTTTTTTTAAATCTTCGCTGTGTTGTTCACAAGGCATATACCATTCTTTACCTTCGTATTCGTGTACGTGATAACCTTCGCACCCTAAGTCTTTTGCAATTTGTTCAGCTTTTTCTTGTGTAGAATATGCAAGGCGATCATCTATTATAGCATATTGTTCGTTTATTACTTCTGAATATAAATTAAGTTGTTTTATTTTACTTTCTGCCCAACTTTTAGCTGATTTACCACCCCATAATAAATAACTTATAGTACCACAAGCAGTTGTATCGCTTGGATCATAATATTCTTCTGCTCTAGATAAATAACTATACATTCTTTTAATAGTTTCGGTACTTACCTTTTCTTTTTTAGCTAATTGTTGCGCTCTTATCTTACCTACATCGGTTGCACACTTATTATTTACTTTGTCGTTTAGCTCTATACCTCTTTTAGCATTATTAGCAACAGAATCTGGATAGTCGTTAAAACTTTCTAGTGTTACCGTTACACCATTAACAATATCTTTTAAGGTAGATAATAAATATTCTGCTTCTGCTCTTTCTATCGCGCTTAAATCATCTTTTCTATATGTAGACTTGTCTTGAAAATAACCTTCTATTGAAAAACCTTTTACAGCACCTGTTTTAACAAATTCTTGCCATACTTTATCTGAATTTACCTTTACACTACCTACCCAAGTACCAACAGGGTATTTTAAACCATAAAATGCAGTTTTGTCTTTTATAGGATCTTCTACTATCCAGCTTTCTACTAAACTTAAACCTTTTAGTTGCATTTGGTGTTCTAGTGTAGCATTGTTTTGGTTACCTTCCATTAAATACATTTCACTAGCCTTACGAACCGTGTCTTTACTAAAATATATATAATATTCGCCTTCTTCGTTAACTCGTAGTATTGGTTTATTAGGTATAAGTAATGCACCTAGTAATATTCTCTTTTCATCATCAACTTCTGCTAATTTATACTCAGCGTCTTTATTAAGTGTAATAAAATCTTCTTCTATTGCTGGTTTCTCTACAATAGATATAGCTTCTATACCTGAATACTCTTGTTCTTCGTCTAGTATAAGTTCTACTATCTTCATAATTATATAATATATTTATTTATGTTTTTTTTATATTCCACTTTCACTAATTATATTTCTATCTAATTGTTGTGCCGTTGTAACATCTCCTGACACTACATATGCTTTAACTGGTTCTCGGTTACTTAATGCTTGTGAAATTTGGTTTATTGGTGATTCTCCAACTACATTAAATGCTGGTGGTAATGCTTGTTGAATAGTGTTTTGTATTCCTGGTGATGATGCTGTATCACTAGTACCTGGTATTTTTGTTGATACTATTTTATTTACAGTTGCCAATCCTGAAGCAATAACTCCAGCTGCTGCTACAGGTCCAAATATTCCACCTTGACCTAATGCTTTCGTAGCACCTTCATATGTGTTTATAATTGCTTGTGCTATACTTACAGCCTTACCTGCTACAGTACTTTCTCCTAATAGTTGAGATAAACCACCTAATGCATCTGCTACAATTTTTCTTTTTGCTTCAGCTACTAGCTTTTCATTTTTCTCACTTGCATTATTATATCTTTTTTCTGCAGAAGCTCTTTGCGCTAAAGCATTTTCATATTCAATAGTACCTTCACCAAATATTTCTTTTGTTTTTTGTAGTCTTATATCTGCTAGCGCTAGTTCTTCATCTAAAAGTTTTTTTTCTAAATTTAACCTATCTAATATGCCATCTTCAACTGCAAGTTCACCTTCTATATCTAGCCTTCTTACTTCTGATTTAGCATCTTGTTCTGCTAGTAAAAAATCTAATTTTTCTTTTTGTAATGCAGCTTCATTAGCTTTTTGTTCAGATGTTTGAGCTAAAATTCTTTCATCAATTTCTAATAATCTAGTTTTAGCTTCAATTTCCGCAATTTGTAGATCAATGTTTATTTCTTGTCCTATTCGTGCCGCCTTTGCTGCATCAACTTGTATCTGTGCTAACTCCTTTTCTTTTTGTATTTGTTCTACTTGTAATCTTGATAATTCTTCATTAGCTGCTATTCTATCATTTATATCTTTACGAATATCATCTCTTATTCTTCTTTGTTTTTCTTGGGCTGTAAGCGCTTTTAACCTGGCTCCCTCTTGTTTAGCAGCAGCTAACCTTGCTTTTTTATCTAATTCTACAGTCGCATCAGCAGCTGCCATCATCTCCATTATAAAATCCCTTAGCTCTTTAATACCTCCAGTCATATCTTCTGTAAACTGAATTATATCTACAGCATTAAATGGATCACCTAAATTATCTAAACCTTCTTTTAATTTTAATACTGCATTAGGTAAACCAGTAGGACCAGAAAACGCAGACATCGCTGCTTGCCCTAAATTAAAAAACCCAAGTGTAATTTTTTTTAATGGAATAAAAATAGAACCTATTAATGCTGCACCTAGTGTTGTTATGTTAACAGCTAAATCAGCAAATAATTTTAACATACTATTACCTGCTGGTTGAAATTTATTTATAAGAAAATTGACGAACCCATTAAATAAGTTTACTGTAAATAAAAATGTTTTTCTAAATTCATCTGCTACAATCTGATTGCTTAAAAATACTTGTTTTAAAACTGTAAAACCTTCAAGTAACAAACCAATACCTAATGTTTTTAAAGTTAGTCCTACAAAACTTAATGCTTCACCTACACTTACAACTGCAGATCTAACTCCAGAAAAACCATCACTTAATTGTTTTGATGTTTTTTTACCTACATTTTCTACATTATCTACACTTTCTTTTACAGCAGCAAATGATTCTTGTATTTGTTCAAGATTTTCTATTAAATCTTTTACTTTAACTTCTAACTCTACTACCCTTTTTTCTGCCATTTAAGCTCGTTTTTAAATTGGTTATACGCTTCTTTTACACTACTTGGTAGTTTATACTTACCTTTAGCTATTAGCACGTTCTCGCTTTTGCTTTTAGAGTATTTTAATAATTCGATTATGCTGTGTAACATATATATATAATAGTTTTATTTTATTTTTTTAACAACTTGCATAATTAGATATTACACCTGTGCTACTTATTTGCGCTCTATAGTTATTTTCGAACTTATACCAATTACCACCACCATTAAATTTATTAGAAGTGGTACTTTCTCCCGCATCCCTAGAATCTGTATACAATACTGTATTATTACCTAAAGTAGTTTCATCGTAATAAACTATTGTACTTGGTGTTGTGCTACAAGCAGTTGTTGCATCACTACTTCCTGAACTAGATATTTTTATACCAGATAAACCTGCAGTAGATGGGTTTACACTATCATAATAAACATCTCCATTATCAAAGTTCCAATAAACTGTTTCAATATAACCACTACTATCTAATTGCAAAAACTGTGTAAATCTAGATTGATAATCATACCATTGTTGTGTACTTGTGTTATATCTTTGAATCTTTGCTGCAAAAATTGCTTGATCTGGATATAATTGATATTTATAGTCTTGCGGATAAGTATGTAAAGTTTTAAACGTTCCTAAACCATATGATACAGGTGTTGTTAAGGTTTCATCTGTATAAACCCTACTACCTGAACCAACAGGTATAGTTGACCATAAAAATTTAGTTGTGCTTAATGTAGAATTAAATGCAGTAGTTATATCATAAAAGTTTGTACTTGGATATGCCGAAGTTATTCTTAGCCTTTGTACATCTAGATTACAATTTAGTTCTGCACCTAAGACTCCATTACCCCCACTTATTTGATGATTTTTATTTGGATTATACCTATAAAAACCGTTAGGTGCTAAAGTTGTAGCTCCTGAATCAGTATATAAGGTTATTCCAACTGCCCAACTAGATGATGTCGAATAGTATGTAGTCGTATTGCTTGTTACACACGCATAATAAGAACTTCTAGTATCGTTATAAACTATGTAAGGATATGTTTGTACTGGAGTTGTTACTGTTTCGTATGCACTAGATATGGTCGTGCCTGCACTATTAGTAGCAGATCCCCAATAATAATAATTTGTGTTGCCTGTTAAGTTAGTAAAGTTTAATGATTTTACCCCAGTTGATGTAGTAGATATACTATAAAAGTTATTACCCGCTGCATTATAAGCAGAATTATTAGTTCCCATCCAAATACCTGCACTTGTTATACTTGCACCATTATCATTTGTTATGTTTATATTACCTGTAAAACTTGTTGCAGTTACACTAGTTTCGGTTTGTGTTTCTACTGATGGTGCAGAAGGTGCTGCAGTTGTTACTACTGTTTCATAAGAACTTGATACACCTTTTGTTGCGCTATATTGATTTGTTGCTGTACCCCAATAGTAATATGTAGTATTAGCCAATATACCTTCTGAACTACCGAAGTCATATGTTTTTATACCTGTAGAAGTAGGTGCAGGTGTTATATTATAATGTGGATTATTAGTAGCTGCTGCGCTATTTATTCCCATATAGAATCCTGCTCCATTAATAGTATCACCACCGTCACTAGTGATTTCTAATCTAGCTGTAAAACCTGTATATGTTACGTTTTGTTCTGTTAATGCGCTAACAGTTGGTGGTACAGGTGCTGATGGTGTTGTTAAGCTAACAGTTGTACCTACACCTTCCCCGTGTTCATTAATTGCATATGCAGTTACATAATAAATTGTGTTACCTGAAACGCCTGATGTTTTATTATAAGTATAACTACCTGTAGATGTTCCTGAAACAACTACTTTAGGGGTATTGTTTGTATATGTAGGGCTAGTTCCTATATAAAAACCTTTTTCAGTTACAGTACCGTTAGCTACATCTAAACTACCATTAGCTGTAAATGATTGATATGTTACATTTGAAGCTGTACTAGTAGTCATTGTAGGCGCTTGTGTAGGACAAGGTTGATAATTTGATATATAACCATTAGTATCTATTGTAGCATAATTACTACCTGGAAATGCGTGATAGTTTCCTGATCCTGTATATTTAGTTGTTAAACCTTCATTTGTAAATAGTTGTGTTGTGTTACCTAATAAACCCGAATAATATACTGGTGTATTTAAAGTATAACCACAAGCAGTACTAGGTGTTGTGCTATTAGATGAAGATATTGAAATTTGTATAAAACCTACACCAGATGAAACTATTGCTTCGCTACCATTTAATAATTCTAAACTAGATTCACCTGTTTGTAAGTTAGTTGTTATACTATTTATTCTATAAGTAAGATCACCTATTTGTAATTCATCTGCTAAACTGTATTGTTGTAAAAAACTTAAAGGTAGTTTGGCTTTTATTTTAGTTAACCTTTCATTAAACCTAAATACATTAGTAACATATGCTTTATAATATTTTTCAAATAATGTATCTATATATGCTTCGCTATCATTCCATTCATTCTTTTCTACATTAAAATGTATAGATTCTGGGTATCCTGCACCTGTGTTTAATATTGCTGGTGTATTACTAGGAATCCAATATGCATCTACATTAGGTTCATAAGCATTACTTGTTCCACCATCATAACCAATTATACTTGAGAGCAAATTTATAGAAGGTGCCGTTTCACCCGTATTAGAACTGTGTATAGGGTAATATATTACTGGTTTACCTAAATACGCTGCTTGCTTGTCATCTAGTAAATGCCCAACTTGTAAACCTGTTGTTAGTTTTTCAAACTTCATATGCTGAAAAGGTAACACTATTTCATATGCTTGATTATTACTATCTAATGTTCCATCATCATTATAAGTTGCTGATCCCCAATCTGATTGAAACTGCTCTTTATGGTTTTTAGCAAGTATGTTATTTGTATCTTCGTATTTAAAATCTATTTCTCTATATGGTAATGCTTTATCTATAGTTTTTGTTGTACTGTCTACGTATTCAGTAACGTCTCTTACCGTACCACCTGAATAATAACTATCTAACGTTTTAACATATATCTTACCATCTTCTTTATAAGCTGTTAGATTAAACATTTTAAATATTCCTGACAAGAAGTCTATTATTTTAATATCTGGTATGTTTTGTTTTATAGAAAAACCTTGTGTTGGTATATCAAAGTTTGCATCTACATCTCCTGTTGCTATACTAGTTGTATCATAGTTGTCGAAATTCCCAAATAAATCAAAAGAAAAATTATCTACAGTTTCATTATTATCTGCTCTAAAAATTAATTCATAAGTACCATTACCTAAACTAAAACTTCTTAAATCATTAGATTGTCCTACCCCATAAGTAAAAGTTGTTTCTATTTGGTTACTTGATTTGTTTCTTAAATCTACATATATGTTACCTGTAGATGATGAATATATTACACGTAATGCAAATTGAAAGTTTTGATATGACGCTAAATTATATATTATAAATACTCTCTCGCTTAATATTAAGTTATTAGGGTGATAATTGTATGCATTAAAATATGATCTACCAGTTTGTTTATTTGGTGTGTATGAACTTCCTAGACCTTCTAATATTTTACCTGCGTTTCTTTGGCACAGCATATATAAGTTATAGAAACCTATATTAGTTGTATTAAAGAAATCATTACTAAATGTTATTAAATCGTATTGATCTTCTATTGCTTTTATAATTACATATAACCTTAAACTATATACTAGATCTTTCCAATAATAACCTGAGTGTTGAGCGCTATTAGTTGTACTTAAATTACCTCCCGATATATTTACTTCTTCTTTTGTTGCATCATAATAAGATGGAGAAGTTACAGGCGATGTTACGTTTAGAAAAAAGGCTCTTTGTGAATTACCTATCAAAGATACTAATGTAGGTGTTGTAAACGTTTCGCTACCAACTGTAACATTACCTGAACCTGAAGTTGATGTTAATGCAGTTTTTACATCTGATGATGTATAAGTTACATCAAAATTATCTAAAAAATCTAAGTCTTGTAATTTAGAATCACCTAACACTTCTTTTAAATCTAAATCACCAAAGAATGTAATTCTATATGTGTCTGATCTACCGTTTTTTAAATCTACACCTTCTAATCTTATCTTACCTCTTTGAAATGGTAAACTATTTAATTCTATTTTAGCATCTTTCTTTTTACGTGCATCAAAAGAAAAGTTTGATGATTGTATAAAATTATGATAATGTTTAAAGAATTTATTGTTTGTTTTACTAGCGGGTAAACTAAATGTTTTACTAAAGTTAGTAAATATCTTAGCAGGATCTTTTACGTCTTGTATGGTTTGTGTTAAAGATATTGTTTCATCTTTAAATAAATCTAACCTAGTATAATTAACATCGCCAGGTTCTTTAACATATAATTCAATATTATTCATTATCTAATATTACTTATCATATCAAAGGCATATTCTGCTGTAATAGTATATTGTACTATTTTATCGTTTACACCTGTTTTAAATGTTTGTTGCGTATCGGTTATATTAATTGGTACTGTTTGTTCTGATCCACCTTCTACTTTTCTTATCCATACTTGCTCACTAACTAATAGTTGTTTTATGCTTTCATTTACACTATCATAACTCATAGGTGGGGTGTTCAATATAAGTGTTTCGTTAGCTAAAGCGTTAAATTGCTTTATGGAATGTTTTTGCTTATTATATTCAAAACTGCTATTAGCTATGTTTCTTTTAAATGTAGTTTTATTTACTTTAATGTTTTCTGTAGTTTTACCATTAAAATAAAAGTCTTGTAAAGCTCCATATTTATTTACAAATGTGACCTTATATGCTGTGTGTTTATTACAAACTCTATTAATCTTAAAAACTGTACTTATAACTGTTTTAGTTGTATCACTTGCACTAAACGTATCATATACAATTGCAGTACCATTCCAATAAGGAATTACACCTGCTGTATTATCAGGATAATATAATTGTACTCCGTCTTGCATTACTGGTGTTCCGTTTATAGGATCAAAATCTGTTAATAGTTTTGCACTATTTGGAGGATTGTTGCCAGTACCTTTTCCTTCCATAAATTCATAGTAACCATCTAATCCTTTATGATCTATTGTAAAAGAATCCATATTATGTACAGTACCACCTGTGTTAATGTCATCTATTGTTGCGCTTTTAAATGTTAGTGTACCTGTTATTGCTATTGTTTGACTAGTGTATGAATTGTTAAATGTAATGTCTAAATAATCTCTACATAAGTCTGCTATCTCAAAACTAACTGTTCCAGTTTCTGTACCGCTACTTCCAGATAGCACCGTATCTTTACTCATTTCACTTATTACAGTACCATCTACTGATAATTCTAATGTAGCACTTTTAGCTACAAGTGAATTTACCGCATCATATGCTTCGCTCTTAGTTTCGTAATACGGACTTCTTAATAATATTGCTGCCATTATATTCTTTTAATTAAATCTGCTTCTTTCATACTATCTATAAATTCATTAAGCATATCATCTGCAAATATGTTTTGTAAATCTTGTGGTAATTTTTTATATTCATTAACAAATGGTATAGACCAGAAATTATTAGCTCTTATACCTTTTTCATAAATTGATTTAGAAATAACATATGCTATAGATTTATAATTGCCTTTTTTAAATTGACCTTTTGCATCTCTAAATCTTATATTTCTAGCTTTAGCCCAACTTTCAAATGCTGTGCTTGGTGGTCTTTTAGTAGAAAATTTATATGGTGTATTTTTATTTACTCTATAATTACTTTTAGTACCTTTTACACCAAAGTTTATGTAATCACCATAATCCTCCATTAACAAACCCCATACTTGCGCTTTAGGCGTTTCACTAAATTTATTGTATTTTATACTATTGTATAATCTTTTAGTATTATTTATAGGTCGTCTTTTCTTTTGCAACTTAGTACCTTTGCTAAGATTCTGTCTAGCTTGTTTCTTTACAGCTTTAAAGAACTGATCTAATCTTGCATTAAACTTATCTGAAACTACTAACATATATATTGATCATTAGGTAATTCTATTTCTAGATCTGCATTCCACCCCGCTAAGTTATTTTCAAACCTATCTACAAATGGTTCACAAGTAGGATCATTAGTTAATTTATATCCCGTAGTGTTTAAATCGCCAAATCTTAATTTTTGTATTAATTTATTTAATACGCCTAACTGTGTGTTTAATATATCTTGTTCGTCTGTGTTTTTTCTAAACTTATCTGTTTCTTCTTCTTTACTAGTATCTTTTATATCCATAACAAGTACGGTAATATTATATACAAGTGTCTGTTGTGTTGACACTACATTGTTTACTATAAAGTGTGCTAGGGGAAATATAGTTTGTTTACCTAAGTCTACATCAGATACATCTCCTATAGTAACTGTTTTAGTTATATCGTTGTTTAATAGTGAACTTTCTAGCGCTTCGCTAAGTAAGTAATATGATCTAATGGCTACGTTTGCTGGCATTTCTTTTTAATTCTGCTTGTTCTACTTCGTTCTTTTCTTTTATATATAATAATACATTTAAAGATTTTAATAATCTTTCTTTAGTGATATTTTCGAATTCTGTAATACGTCCCTGAGAGAGTTCGTAAATTGCTGAATACCACCCCCATCGCTTAGAAAACTGTGCTGACCTTCCGTTAGGTTGCTCAACTGGTTCTCCGTTAAATAATCCATCATATTGCTTGACAACTCGATCCCTAAATTGTAAAAAAAAACCACCGCACTAAAACACACATCTAAAGGCATATCTTTCATTACATCGCTTTCTTTAGCTTCGTAATCAATAATATTATATTTATCTCTATGTGCTTCTTTAATTGGTCTATATAAAACACTCATAGCTTTATGCATATCATCCCACGATTGCATATAGTTTTCTATGTCTACATATTCACCTAATGATATATCTTCTAATACTGGTATAAATCCATATGCAGTATTATTCATTTCAAAGCGGTTTATTAGTTTAGGTTTTATTTCTAGTAAGTCGTTTAGTATTTTAATTATTTCGTTCATATCTGTGATCTTAATTTTAAATGTGTCTTTAAGATCTATGCCACAAAATATCTCTATCATCTTTTGAGCTACAAACGTACCATCACCGTTGTCTTTTTGTATTTTAAGAAACTTCTGATATTGATCTAATGTCAGTTCGTTTAGATCTGTTGGTACGTTAATAGATAACTTCATAAATATATAATAACAAATTTAACTTTTTTTCACAAAAAAAGGGAGCCATCTCCGAACCCCCTTTACTAACCAATTAATATGAAAAAAATTCTATGAAAAAGAATTATGAAGATGTAAGCTGTTCTTTTATTATTTTAAAGTTAATATTGTCTTTATGTAATTCAAAGTGTTCGTGCTTTGTTGGGTAACTAAATGCGTCTTGCATAAACAAGTCCTCTAGTTGTGATGTATCTAATGTTTTAAGTAGATCTAAGTCATAGTGACCGAACACCTGGTTTAACGCTATCATAGTATCTCTAAATGATTTTGACTCCATTATAGATTCGTTATAAAGTTATCTAGTAAGACTAATAATATTGCAGCTAACCATATAACGGCAACGTATGATATGTTTAATAGTTTTTGTTTCATACCCCTAAATTAATAACTATATTTTAATTATCAAAATTATTTAATAACTTTTTTTTACTTATATTTAGATTATGAAAATAACTAAAACAAGACTTACTACTAACGAAGCTAAAGATTCATTCTTACTTCTATGGTTTGCAGGTAGTAGATTAAAGTCTAAAATATTTACAAGTGAACGTGAAGCTCTAGACTATCAGAGTATGTTACTTGGTTCTAACGAATAGCATACTTACCATAGTTAGGTTTGCTCATTAGACTATAGGTTGCATACCTGGTTGCATCAGGTAAGTGATCAGCACCATCATTAGGTATGTTAGTTAATCTATTTGCTTTATCTTTCTTCCACCTGTAATCTCTAAACTCTCTTATAGCATTTACAGATGTTTCTGTTATATGTAGTTTGTATCGCTTTAACAAGTCTATACCTGCCATAATACTATTCTGTCCTTTTACGCTTGGTCTTATATTGTTTCCCATTCTTCTAAGCTCGTCTATTAAACGTACTTCTGCTGAATCACCAAAGCATAGCTTATTGTCTTTATTATGCTCTAGAAAGAATCTATGTATGTCTGCCGTTGTCATCATAGTTCTATAAAGTAATTCATTAATATATAGATTATGATCTTTCTGATATACTTCTACCGCACAGGTCGGATCATTGGTATAACCAAAGTCCATACCTATAGATAATAACTTAGCATCCTCTGGTATTTTATTTATCGTAGTAAAGCTAAATATCTGTGTTCTTGATAGCGCTCTCTCACCTAGTCCAAATACTTGCCAATATTCTTCATCTGTTTCTTTTAATCTTTCTAGTTCGTGTACAAGTGTTTTATCTATAAATGGATTGTCTTTGTATGTAGTCTTAAAAAACACAGCATCATCTCTAGTTTCTACTTTATCATATATCCAATGGTTTGCTTCACTAGGATTATAGTCTATTATTATTTGACCTTCTGTTCTAAATATTAATTGTTGCCAACTATCCCAATCTATTTCATTACATTCATTAACAAATAATAAGTTTCTTTTTCTACCACGTATCTTAGCAGGTTGATCTAATGATATGAACTCTATGGTGTTGTTGTTTAGATAGTATTCGCTATTACTCTTATTATGATTCTTTTCGCTATATAACTCATAGTTCTTTAGTATATCTAAAAAGTCACGCATAACAGTTCCACGTAAACTAGGAAAAGTCTTACGGCATATAGTAACAATATGATTTTGATTTTGAAAGCAGTAATCGAATATTATCCACACTAACAGGTTAAAGGTTTTACCAGACCTACTTCCTCCCTGCTCTATTAGTATCTTCTTATCTGATCTATGAAATTTATAAGCGTGGTTAAATATAACATTAGTCTGTACTTGATTCATTATCTTTCACCACTACTTCAAATAAAGGTGTGTCTTGGTTTAGTGTTATGTCTTGTGTTTCTCTAGGTTTACCATAATAGTAATTTGCATATAGTTGTGCAAACTTATAGTCACCTTTCTTTAGACCATCGTGTAGTACTTGTATAAATAAATCTTCCATAGGTGATAGCTTGTCTAATAACTTAAACTCATCAGCTTTAGACTTTCTACCAGATCCATCTCTTTTACCACCCCAACTCATAATTAATTTCTTTTACCTTGTCCTCTATATTTCTTTTTATAACCCGTTTGTCCTCTACTTGCATTCTTACTATGCACACCTGGTCTTTTCTTTTTAGGTCGCTCTATGTAAGCACTTATTATCTTTCTTGCCAACTTGAAAAAACTTGATTAATCAAATATATAATACTTTTTTTTACTTTTTTTAATACACCCACTCACTTTCATCTAAAAATACTTTGTCTTTTACCATAGTATCTATTTGTGCTGCCATCTTCATTAATGTATCTGCAGGTAAGTATTTTAGTTTAGATTTTATATATGCAGTTGTGTTTGCTCTACTTTTAAAGTCTGGTTTAGCAAATAAACTATTAAACCATTCTTGCATTCTTTTATTGTTATGTTCATATACTTCAAACATTCTTATACTGTGTGTTAGTGTTGCATTATCCATATTAAAACCTAATTGGTTAAATATCTTTATTATATCTTTATTACGTAGTTTGTAATAGTGTCTTAGTATGTGTACAAAAAATGATCTCGCTTCTACATATTCTTGATCTCTTTTCTTTTGTAAAAAGTTTATACCTGTTACGTCTTTAACTTCTTTTGCTATTCTGTATGTCTCTCTCATAATTTACTAAATTATTAATATTTGTTTATATATCAAAGGTTTATCTCTATATAATAGTCGTCTAGTTCTGGTTCGTCTTGCTCGAAGTGTTGTGCATAAACATTAAGCGCATACGCTACTTTATCTCTACCACTCTGTATAAACTCTTTACTTACAGCTTTACTTATACCTATATCTCTAGATCCTTTATCTATTACAATAAATCTAAAATCGGGTATATTATAAATTTCTGTATATAAATAGGCTTGTACGTCATAGTGAAAGTTATACGCACTATGTTCAAAACCTTTTATGTTACTTGTTGTTTTAAGATCACACACATAGTCTTTAGCTAGAACATCTGCTTTAGCACGAAATGGTTGACCTTGTACTAATGCTACACCTGGATATTCTGTCTTACATCCTTTTATCATTTGCATAGCGGGTTCGTTACGATAAAATGCTTCTGCTAATCTTTCTGCATCATTCTTTTCTTTCATTGTAAATACTTCACCGTGTTCTTCTTTAGCCATTTTAAATTTCTTTGTGTTCTTGCTTTGCACATCTATAAACACTTGTGATTCAAATACGTCATTCTCTAATATCGCAGTATGCGTTAACCAGCCATCTCTTAGTGCTTGACTTTTAGGTGATCCATACTTCATTACATTATAGTATGTTTTAGGTGATTCTAGTAATAGTTTTATTGTACTACTACTAAATGCAAATTTATTCATAAAGCCATAATAGAATTCATCATCTAGCATTTTAGATAACAGTTCTGTTTTGTCGTAGTATTTTCCGTCTAATAGTTTTATTTGTTTATTCATAAGCATATCTAGTATTATTAAATCCAATTTATTTAAATGTTTTTTCTATACAAAATGTAATGTAAAGATGAATCGTTAGGAATATTATATTTTTTTAATAGTTGTGAATATGTCATTCCGTTTTTTCTATCTTCTCTTATTTTTAATATTGTTTCTGTAGAGTATTTTCTATTTTTACTCGATGCATTAATTGCTCTTTTCACTCTATCCTTTTTAGGACAATCCATAATATTTTGACTTTGTGTACCTATTGCAATATTATCAAAAGAATCATCATCTCTTTTTCCGTTTAAATGCCTAACAACAATACCGTCTTGATACATATCATTTTTATATTTTTGATATGCTTGTAATCTAGATATTTTAAATGCAGCATATTTATTATAGTCATCTTCTTTTCTTAGCTTATAATATTTATAACCATTTTTATAATAACCTTTTAAAGTTTTACCATCAGGGTTTAAAAGCACCCCTTCCTTGTTAACTCTATAGTCTTTGTTGTGTGCGTATATTTCGTTTTCGTTAAATGTGTATGCCATTATTTAGTTAAAAATTCTTGTAATGCTGCCAGTATTCTCCACGCTGCTTTAGCTAAATGTAACATACCATCATCATCATAAGGGTTAATACTATGATCTATTATATGCCTTGCTGCAGCATCTAAATGATCTTTACTTTTACTTTTATCCCAATGCAAAGGTTTATCAGGGTGGTGTTGTTTATTTCCTAATTGACTAACCTTAGATATTTCTAACAATGCATTAGGGAAATATTTTAATACCCCAGTATAAACTGGCATTTGTTTTCTTTGTTCGTGTTTATTAGAATTCTTCATATGTCATTCTATATGTTAAATAAATATATATGTCGTTATCTACTAATTTATATCTTTTACTTTCCATCTCAAACCTAAATATAAATGTAAACAACTCTATTTCTATTTCACTTCCTACTTCAGGCACACTATCAAAATCTAACCATAAAGAATTTACGGTGTCTAGTAATTTGTTTTCTACATCTTCAGAAGGTTCTTGTCCTACTATGTCAGTCAAGATGTGTATCTTCATATTTCTTTAATTGTTGTTTAGCTTCGTTTCTTTCGTTTACCGCACCGTCTCTTTGAAATTTATATTGCATTACAGCTTTAAGCGCAAGATCTCTATCTCGTTTTAATTCTATTATATGCCATTGTATATCTAAAAAAGATTCTATTATTAATTTTAATTCTTTATTATCTTGTGCTTTACCTTTCCATTTAGTTAACAGTTCTAATACTGTTTGAATATTCTTATCGCACTCAAACTCTTTTATTGCATCTAGCTTTTTATAAGCATCTATCAAATCCTGATTCATTGTTTATATAACTTGCTTGTGATTCTTCTAATAAATATACTTCTTTTTCTTTTTTCTTTTTAGTCCATAGTGTTGTGTCTGGACAATTTAGTTTCTCTAGCTCTGGTAAATTCATATTGTTTAACCAAAATATATACATACCTTTCGGATCAAACACTAAATATAATTTGTGTATTTGTTTTGGTAATCCTAATAGTCTTTCATATTTACCTTTCTCTAATAATTTTGTTTCATAATATTTATGTCTAAACTTCATTTCTATTACGCATTCTTTTTTCTTAGGGGTTAAACCTTTTGCATCAAAATATTCATAATCTTCACCACACCAGGTAAGGTTCCAACCATCTAAATTTAATATATTAACTACCGTTTGTTCCCATTTATGTACTTCTTTTATACCCATTTTTATAAATAACATTTAGCTCATCTACAAACTCTTGTATTCTACCAATAATATGTTCACCCCTACAAGTACATAAACTTTCGTAAGGATGATTAAAATACTTTGCGTGTAGACTTTCGATTAATTTAAGTTCGTTTTTTGCTATTGTGTTATTTTTTACGCCTTTAAATTTAGTCCATTGATCGTAATCAACTTTTATCATTTGTACTTTATCTGTCATCTTTTAATTTGTATTTTATTCCAATCGTCTTTTCTCTTATCACAACCACAGTCTTTGTAGCCGAATAGTTTTGCTATAGCCGTAGCTATTCTTTTACCATAACCAAACGTGATTATGTTAATTATTTTTTCTGCTAGATCCCCTAGTCCAATCGAATTTCTCATATTGTTTTTTTACAAAATCTTTTACTTTTAAATATGTGTTTCTTAAAGATACATAACTTATATTAGTTTCTCTTTGTAGCTCTGATATTTTCTTACCGCCAGACAACAGTTCAAATATTGTAATGTCATACCAAGTAAGTTTCTCTCTATAATCATCTGTAAATTCTTCTAGCTTATTAAAAAGTGTATCTTCATCAATAGTACTTTTTTTACCATACTTAGCTAAAGCTGAACTTAAATCAAAGTTTTCGCTATCAGATGTAATTATTAAATCTTTACGCTTGTTGTTGTGTTGTTTTAATCGTAAACAAGAATGAAAGATAATTTTATAACAATAGAAATAGTTTATATCGTTTTCACCATATCTTAAATCTTTACCCTTCTTTGTTAGATCATCTATTTTAATATACATTTCCGAAACAATATCTTTGCAGTCGTCATCACCGCAGTTAAAAGATTTACATATCCTTAACCAATCTTTATGTTTCTTATATGCTATTTCAAGAATCACGCTTTTCTATTAAATGTAATAAATTTTTATTGTTAATACTAAAACCTACATTGTTAGCTAATGATCTAAACTCTATAGGATTTTCTAACGGTGTAGGTCTACCACCACTATCTATCTCTTTTATTTTTATTATAGCTAAATATGTATTTGTCCAGTATTCTGGGTGATTTGTATACCTGTGTAATATTAGAAAATTATCAGATTTATTTAGGAACTTACCCCCTCCTTCAGCTGATCCTGCACTTGGTGGTTGTATATATCCTTCGAACTTATGTCCGTTAGGGTGTTTGTGTCTTAGTGATTCTGTTACAGCGTGTGTAATTAAATATATAGAACACTTGTTTCGTCTAGTAAACAATCTATAATCTCCCATAACTGCGTAGTCGTATTCGTGACCACCGTATGTTTTCATTAACTCTTTATCTCTTATAAGTGAATTGTATGGATCTATTAATAAAGCGTGGTAATCAAATGTCTTTTTAATTTCTTCTGCTTGTCTTAATAATTCGCTAGATGTATATACTTCTTCTATGTTCACATATCTAAAGTGTTGATGAATCCATTTAATCTTTTCTTTCCATACCTTATCTGGTATTTTATTAAATGGTAACCCAACTAAAAATTCACATAGCTTTTTACTTATACTACTAGGTTCATTCTCTGCTGAATATATTAAGTATTTAAGATTATACTTAACAGCATATAATAAAAGTAAATAAAGTAATGTGGTTGTTTTACCAGTTGATGCGTGTCCAAGTACTACATTAAAGTTACTAAACTTAAATCTCCAGTACTCATCTATCTCTGGTATTCCAAGTCGTAGACCTTCCTTAATCTTACCATTACGAATGTCATTCAGTCTACTAACTTGAGAACTTAAAGAAACTGTATTAGAATGGGAGTCCGTCATCGTCATTTGTGTTTCGATCAGGACTGTGTTCCTTACTAGTTATTTCTTTATAATTATTGCTTTCTAATTTGCTGTATGGTTTACCAGCTTTGCTTATCATAGTAATAAACTTTAGATACCCTTCATTTTCTTTAATATGTTTTTGTATATCGGGATCCTCTAACTGTTGTTTAAACTTCTCTACGTTAAGACTATTCTTAGAAACTATATAGTCTTTATCATTTGTGTATGTATAAAGTCCGTTTATAAATACTGTATCGCTATTTTGTGCCATTGTTTTGTGGTTTAGTTGTTAGTAAATTATAGTATGCTATTGTTACTTGTCCTATAGAACTTAGTAATTCGCTTTGCGCTTTTGCTCTATTTTCACCTTCTAGTGATAAAGTTTTTTGCCAAGCATCACTAGTTACAGTTTCGAAACCTAACTTAGATGCAACTGATAATGCTATACTTTGTTGCTGTGTTAAAGATTCTGTACTTGTACTTGTGTTTGTAGGTTGATTATTTTCTACTTTTTTCATTTGTTTACCGTTTTGAATTATTTTTTTGTTTACCATTCTTTCGTTCAAAAGGTACGTAACATTGTCACCTTTTGCAAATGGGTACGGTTTATTAGATGGATAGTTAAATACTGGTATATCACCATTCTTTAATGATACTTTATATTCTTTCATTTCTGTTCCATCTTTACCAGACCAAGTTTTACCTTCTTCGATCCAGTCTATAGTTGATTGTCTGTTTTGATTTTGTGCTAAACTCATTATTTGTTTATTAAGTTAAATTTATCTGCGTATGCTAGAAGTTCTTCTAGTCTTTTGTTTTTTTGTTTTTCCTTAGATAACTCTTTTTGTAGAGATTCTATTTGTAGTCGTTGCCATTTTAATTGGTCATTCACAAAGCCATTAGCTTGTGTTTTTATAATATTTAAATCGTTTTGTGTGTACATTTTTATAATTGTTTCCTCAAAGTTATCAAATTTTTTTTATAAAACAAATGTTTTTCTTCTAATTCGTAATTTTGTATTTTAATTGTTTGTTTAGATAATAGCATTAATTCATCTGCCGTACCCTTACCGTGTATTTCATCTATACGTTTTCCATAATTATACGCATCACCTGCAAGCCAATTATTACAGTATGCACATTGGGGGTAAACATTACGTTCATCATACCTAGTTACTAAAAATCTCCTACTAACAAAATGACCAGCGTGTATTTTTCCACTATTCCATATATGTTTCTTACCACAAGTTATACAAGTACAATACCCATTTTTGTCAGCGTGTTTTCTTCGTATGTATTCGCTAAATATCCGATCAATTTTTTTGATTAATTTTTGTCGCATTTTGTAAATATAAAAATTTTATTATATTTTATACAGTACTATATTGTATAAGTTTATAATGTATATTATAATAATGTATGTACTATATTGTACTAGAGCTTTCTTATTTTTTCTAGACCACGTGATCCAAAATATGCTCCATAAACTAAAAGAAGTAATTGATTTATAATAGTAAGATCATAGTTTAAAAAAAACCCCGTAGCATATACTAAAGTTAAAAATACTAACGATATAGGTCTTACGTTTTTACTAAGCCACGAATCAGATAGTGAATCAGCTTCCCATCTACGAGTAACTGCATCCATCTCCTCTAACTCAATCTCAAGCATTCTAAGAGCAGTTTCTTTATCGGGCTGGGGTAAACTATCATCTTTAATGATTAAGTTCTTTAAAACGCCTAATACGCCTTGATCAGGTATTGTCTCCGCTAGACTCTGAAACACCCCCGACTTCCCTAGTAGGAACTGACCTAGTTTCGTCTCTTTGAACTTTTTTCTTTTTTTGCTCATACTTTACTTTTTTAGGTTTTTCTACTTTAGGTTCTTTAAACTCTATAAGACCTAAATTTGTATTGCGATATACTAAACCTCTATTTAAACCCTCTACATAACTACAATGTACCCAACTTGGACTATCATCATTATATTCCCATATCAATACATCAAACTTTAAATTGTCTTTTATGTAATAAAATATAGCTCTATTAGATACATCAGTACCATCGTTGTCTAGATCTATAGCTTGACCAGTTATGTGTTTACTGTTTTTGCTACCACCTACTAAACTATTTAATCTTTCACATCTATACATACTACTTACATATATTGGTTTTTTAAAGTGATCACGTATAGGTTGAAATATCTTTTCTGCTGTTAGTTTTAAGTTGTCTATTATAATACCGCTAGGTGTATTGTCTAGTCTTTTACGTTTTGCAGTTTCAGATCTTATAGCTTCTGCTAATGTTAAATTTTGTGATAGTTTCATTTTAATAATATTTATTCATAAACCACTTTAGGAATACTGTTGCCCAAAACATAGTTAATAATAACCATACTGTTGAGTAAATAATATAAGGTACTTGAAGCCAAAAAGCATCTTTAATACCTTCCCAAATTTTATTTAAAAAGTTTTTCATAATATTTATTTTTAATAAAGTTAATTATTTTTTATTTAATAGCTGATGTATTTTTATCAGCGTATAGATAGTCGTTACAACTATTAACAATCCTTGTAATACGGAATTAACTTCTGATATTGTCATTATTAATGTAAATATCCCTAAGATTGTTGGTTCAAATCCATTCATTTTATTATTCTATTGTAAGTTCAACTATTTTCCATTCTTGGTTTTCTTCGTCCCAAGTATATATTTTTTCAGGTGATGCGTCTTCAGGGTATGGTACTGGTGCTTCCCATATATAATCTTCATTTAGACTCCAACTTGGATATGGTTGTGGTGCATAAAAAGCATTATTATCGGGATCCCAAGTATATCCAACTCCTGCAAAATTATATCTAATATTTCCATTATAAGATGTTTGTACCCAATTCCTGTGACCAAATAATCCCTCACAAAAATCTATACCTTTAAATTCTAATTCTTGACCATCAACTGTTATTTCGTTGTTATGTACAACAATTACTCTTGTTACTATGTTATTTTCATTTAATTCTGCAAAATGTGCCATTTTAATCTATTTTAATTTTAACTATGTACGTATGTACCACTACCTGTAAATTTTATTATTGTATCACTACCTGATGTTGTTACTGTAGGACTTCCTGTTGTTGTTCCTGAATATTCAGATGTTAGTAATCTTAATATTACAACTCCTGAACCTCCAGCTTTTCCTACCGATGTACAATCTCCACCTGCAAATCCTCCACCTCCTCCACCAGTGTTAGCAGTACCAGCAGTATTTACATTTGGACAAGATGTTCCCTGTCCACCACCACCAGCACCTCCTGGTAAAGATGCACCTGAACCTGAACTTTGTCCTGCACCCCCACCACCAGCATAAGTTACAGAACTTCCTGTTATTGAAACTGCAAGACCATCTCCACCGTGACCTTGTGCATTTGTATTACCTGCTTCAGAAGCACCCCCACCTCCTCCACCAGGATAAGTACCACTTGCAAGACCATCACCACCAGCATATCCTTGATTGGCTGTTCCTGCACCACCATCTTCTGAATACGAAGCACCTCCCCCTGAACCACCAGGAGAACCATCTAAATTACCTGTTTGCCCTGCACCTCCTCCTCCTCCTAAAGATGTAATAGTTGTTAAACCTGAAGCAGCTATTGATGAATCACCACCATTCGCACCTCTATAATTTCCACTTAAATCTGTTTCAGGAGCACCTGCACCAATTGTAATTGTATAAGTTCCTGCTGCTAAAGTTATATCGCTTTCAGAACTTGAACCACCACCTGAAGTAGGACCATAAGATGTACGAAGTCCTCCTGCACCACCCCCACCTGAATTTGAACTTCTACCTCCAGCACCACCTCCTGCTATAACAAGGAAATCCATATATTGAGCTGTTTGTCCGTGATTATATGTGCCTGAACCTGTATATTTTAATATTGTATCGTCACCACTTGTTGTAACTGTTGGTGAACCTGTAGTATATCCTGTTGTATAAGCAGCAGTTGGTAATCTAAACACAACCACTCCTGATCCACCACTCATTCCTGCTCCACCACCTCCTCCGTAGTTAGTTGTACCATTAGTACCATTAGCTGTTTCTCCACCATTCCACGCTGTACCTTCACCACCTCCACCAGTTCCAGCAACTCCTTTTGGGCTTGATTGGGCTCCATTACCACCACCTCCACCTCCTGCTCTCGTTATTGAAGATCCTGTAATAGATGAAGCAAGACCATTACCTCCTGCTCCAGGATTTCCAGCTCCTGATTGAGTAGCAGAACCTCCTGCAACACCAGCACCACCTCCTCCAGCACCATAATAATAACTACCTGATCCATATCCTAAAGCACCTCCTGCAGTTCCTTGGGTTTTACCATCGCTTGTTGCTACTGACGTTCCTGCACTATTAGTACCACTACTATCAGTTTGACCACCACCTGATCCTCCATTTTGTGTTGATTGTGCTGTATTGTTTGGCCACCTTACACCTTCTCCTCCACCGTTAGCAATTATACTATCAATTGAAGAATTACCTCCAGCTGTACCAGCACTTCTGTTTCCAGCAGTTCCACCTGCTCCTACTGTAATAGTATAAGTTGTTCCGTCTTCTAAAGTTATTTTATCTTCTGTACTACTTACACCACCACTTGATTCGGTAGAATAAGAATTCCTATATCCCCCTGCACCACCACCACCATAACGTGCACCACCACCACCACCTGCAATGATAAGAAAATCTGCTACTACTTCAGCTGCTGCTAATAAACCAAAATTTATACCTTGTCCAAACATTTTAACTTGCTATTTGACTAATACTATACCAAAATTCTGTAGCACTTACACA